GTATCGGCGCTATTGTAGTTGTTTATTGTTATTTTTTTTGTTGCTGTATCAACTGCGGTTATAAAGGTATTCCAATACCAGGGGTCTGCAGAAGTTGAAGTTGTACTACACCAAATAGCGTCCCCAACCTCAAACAAAGTTTCATCTATAGAGATAGAGTCATAATCTATAACATTGCTATTACTCATAGCCACAGCGATTTCAAACTCGTGCGCCTCATAAGCATTTTCTACCCTGCCGTGCAATTCCACGCTACTTCTATACTGTTTTTGATCAGGCCCAACCTCTGTTAGATCTCTAGGTACTTTATTTATATTGTCGTTTATTAGAACAATATGGGCAGTCTTGTTTTCTTCGTTAGTTGGAAAATCTGTAACATTTATTCCATTATTTAATGTTGGGGTAGAACCAGAGTAAGTAACTTGTGAACCCGTCGTTTGTTGCAATGGATAACCATTAAGCATACCTGGCAAATAAACGTTATAGTAATCCTGTTCTTGTTGCTTTACAACAATCTTGTAAGAATACCATCCTATAGGATTTATAGTGTAAGCAAATTTTACATCAGGTGTATTACTTGCGTTAGATTCATATATATCGTTTGGTCTACCATCCGTGAATAAAGTAATGGTATTGCTGACTACTTGTTTGCTAGTTATTAGCACGTAGTCTTTATATTGCCCTCTTAAGTATTCTCCAACAGATGGAACACTTGATGGGGCATCTACTGTAGTAGTGTCTTTATCATATGTATAACTATTGTCTGTAATTATAGTGCTTCCTAACACGACAGAAAATCCTGGTTCTTCGCCAGCAGTTCTATTCGGGTCAGCATATAATCCTGGAATTCCGTTTGGTATATTGCGTAATGATTTTATTTGATCGTTAACTATTACATACAATGCGTTGCCAGGCCAATTTCTTGGAGGTATATTGTCTGTGTCTGATGTGTATGGGGAATATACAGTTGATCCACCGAAAGTCAATGGCGCAGCTGATATTGTATCAACATCAACAGACGATAATATCACAGGCGATTGTCTTCCAAATTTGTCCGCCAAAACAAATCCAACTTGATAGTTTCTGTTTTGCTTTAATGTATGATTTGGGTATTCAATAAAGTTAGTATTCCCTTTTGACTTAGTGGCTACAGTTGTGTTATAGTTTATAAAAGACGGAGGCGTATACGTAGTAGTATAGTTCCCGTATATTATTCTATTTCCCGAAACCTCCTGAGCCAATGCTCTTGTCGGCACATTGTCGTAAACACGGGTTGTTTGGTTTTCAGGTAATGCTTTATATGGTTTTTGAGCTTGATACTGATAAGAAAATATATTTGTATCTGGGCTTGCTATTTCAATAGCGCTTGTCTTTATAGTTTCAAGCACCTTTATAACGGTGGAGTCTGACTCTTTGTACAATACATCTATTTCTGATATTTTGTAACTATTTGCAATATTTGATCCGGTATCGGGTAATGGTATTAATAATTCTATATTATTAATGTTATTTTCCATCCAACGAACTATTGTGCTTTGAAATGCAGCTGTTTCGTCTCCATTTATAAAATAACCTTTTTGTTTAGGCACGTAAGCTATTTGTGTAAACGGCGCGATTATAGAGTATTCGCCGTCATCATATCTCAATCTATAACTAAACCTAACGTATCTATCTTCTAAAAAGGCAGGGTCGCCAGGCCAAGTATTATCAGAGGATTTGTCTGACATGGTGGAACCCAGAATAGTTACACTATCGCCAACAGAGACTGCTACCGGATAATCCTGGTACAACGTTACAACATTGCCGGCTATTGAGGTTATTGTTGCATAGTCGGAAATATCAATATTGTCGCCAACAATTGTCATCCCTACTTCTACACCGTCTACGCTATCAAGTTCTAATTCATCAAGAGATGTTAGATTCGCTACGGTTGTTTCAATTTTTCTTACTAATGAAATAGGATCAACAGGAGCATATTTAGCTACCGATATATGCTCTTCCAAAGTATAATACGTTGGGTTTGCAACAAATTCGGGATTAGCTAATGTTACATTTATTTTTCTAGGTTGATTTCTATTATCTACCCAAAATAATAAATCTTCAATTAGATTTACCCCCGTGATTTGATGTTCTTTGTTTGTAGCAAAGTTTAAAAATAAACCTTCTACTAACGTGTAATGTAAATTTTCTTTTAAATTATATACAGTTATCTGCATTTTATAACCAGAACCAGCGGGTGGCAAAGTTATCAATGCAGGGTCTTCGTCAAAATAATTAGTTAAAAATCTGTATATACAATTATTAGATTCATCAATAAAATACCCAATACACTCTAAATCAGCGTCTAACACTGTAGCGCCTAATTCTGTATTGCCAGGAATAACTCTTACGGTGCCTACCTTTCCTCCTGGTGATTTGTTTATTAATATATTGCTAGCATCTATATATTGTCCATTTGGAACCAATTTAGGATCCAAATCTTTATTCATTTTTGACTGTAGAAAGTTATTCTTAATTTCTGCCATAATTAGTGTTTAATCCATTTAGATTTACCTCTCATTATCTGAGTAATTTCTTCTAATTTAATATTAGATAATCTTATTTTAGCATTTCTTAATTTCGCGCTTTTATCCTTATGTAACCTATTAACTAAATATTCAGGTTGATTAGCTCTTGTGGATATGATCGCATGTAGAATGTAAGCGTAAGCCGCTTCCTCTGCCATTTTTGGTATTCTTGAATCTAAATCATAAGCTAATCCGTCTGATATATATTCAAGTGTTATAACTAATCCAACAAGATTGCTGGAAAAGTTTATTTTGTTTTCTCTGTCATTTATTGTAAATGTGCCATTCATATTGGCGTATTGTGGATCAACACCATATTGTCTTCCATAAAAACCCCCGTAGCCCCAGTCATAGTTTTGCCAACCATATGGGTAGTCTAAGTTCGCGGCTATCTGGCCGCTATTAGCCGTTGCCCATCTATTTTCTATAATGGGCGTTCCTTCAATGTTGTCGTCAAACGAATCCTGAATTGGAATACCAAAAGAATCCTGGATAGGAACCTCTGTTGGATTATTAGTCAACGATGTTGGTAATATGCGGTGCGTAATACCCAATTTGTCTACAAAAGACAGTTTAACGTAATTTACATAATCTTGAGGCAGCGGTATAGACAAACTGTTTGGTACACTTAATTCCTGTATTTTTACACTTTTTAAAGTGTCGTAACTAAATTCTTGCAATGCACGTTTAGCATGAAATATAACATCAGTACGCTTTACATCTCCTATTAATTTTCCAACACCAACATAAGCGACCATAAAATTGTTTATAACGTCGTTTAAGGTTATATATGCGTACCCGCCATAGTTTTGTTCTACGGTATTGCCATAAGCATCTTTGTCACCATAATTCCCGCCTGTAACAGTTTTTAATTGTATTACAAGTATTTCTTCGTCCGGCAGGGGAGTATCTAACGTTATTACATTGTTAACAACGGTATACGGGTCAATATATTCGTAATATGTTATACCATCAAAACTTCCGTATAATTTAAAATTATTTAATTCATACTCCTCTACACCTGGATCATAACTATAAAACACAAGATCCGTGTTAAATGTAGCAACAAACGTGTCTTGGCCAAGCGCGTTATCAACTTGGAAGCCCTGAGCTCCTTCGTAATACTGTCTATTTGTTTCGGTTATTAAACCTCCGTTTGGAAATGGCATATCTTATTAGCTTTTTGAATTTATATTTTCAGCCTGTACTTGTTGCGCTGCCACCTGTACAATCTGTGGATCTTTTATAACTATTCCAGCATATAAAAGTATTTTAGATATAAGGCTTATTTGCTCGCTTGGGTGTAACTCAAAATCAATTGAGTTATTTTTATTATATATATATTCATTTTGGGTACCTAAACTAAAATTCCAAATTGGATTTAGTGGTTTTCTTAAATATGTAGCCGATATATTATTGATTATTGTTTGCGGATAAACATATATTTTGTTACTGATATATTTATATACCGGAAAATAAGTTGTGGGTTTTGTTAATGGCGATAAATTTAACTCTAATAACTCGTGTGGCTGCACCTGTTGCACTTCTTTTTCGTAATTATATATTACAGTGCCTAACTTGTAAAAATCAGATGGGTAAGCCGTAACGACTATATTTGCATTATCCAACGGGAATGCTGTTAGGGTTAGTATACCGCCGCTAACTTCCCAGTCTTCATCACTTAAGAATGAACCATTAATAGACACTGTAATTAAACTATCCGCTGCTTCTGCTTGAGTTATAGTTTGCAACGGGTATTGTCTAATAGTGCTTACGCCTACTATTGCTTCTGAGAAAGAAATACCAGAAGATGTTGGCGGGTTAAAATAGGAATCTATATATTGACAAACGCCATCCGTTTGGAATAGCGATATTTTTTCTTTTAATGTTTTAATACGATCTGCGTATTCGCTGTCGTTGTCAGGTATGCGTAATTGTTGATTTAAGTCATCAAAATAGCTTTCAAATATTTCAAGTTGTACTTGTGCTGCAACCTTATTGAACTCATCCGGCGTCATATTACCGCGTTGTTCTTTATTTATTATCAATAAGACTGTTTTATAAACGGTATCTATATTTATTGCCATCGTGTATATTTATTATAATATTAAGGCGGTAACCTGAGCTACCGCCTAATATTAGTATTACGTATTATTATAATTTTTTCTCTATGGATCGGTATATTTCTACACCCTCATCCGTTTTAAAGAACGCAGCCATCGCTGAGTATGGATTTTCATCAAATGGCACTGTCATTAATTTTCTATCATTTGACACCCAATGAAAAGTTCTTTGATCTTGCGACAGTTTAATTATGCCTGCTTCAGTTGCTCGGATTGCAAAATTCCGCAGTTGCACATTATCATCATTTGCAAGCTCAATAAATAATTCTGGATTACGTTTTGCAAACAACATTAGGTCTCGTTTGATTTCTTTGGAACTCATTTTAGAAACCGCTGATCCAAGCTCTACGCGCATTATTGCTTCAGCCGCGTCAATATCTAAATCTTTTGCCGCAGTCATTGCAACTAATTCTAATTCTAAATCCTCTAATTCATCTTCAGCTTCAGCAATACCATCAAATTCAGCATATCTTTTATTAAGGAATGGATGATATAATGATAATAGCTTTTGTAAATTTTGCATTTCCTTAGGTACAAATAATGCGCCGTCTTCAAATACAATATGCCCTAACACAGATTCTCCCTTTTGATCTTCCACGAACGGGGATGATTGATTGGTTGCATATCTTAATTCTTTTTGTTCACCAGTGTCTTCATCTAACCATAATAATGGGTACCTAGCTGAGTGCTTTGTTGGTATACTGTATGTCAATGCAGTAACGTTGCCTAACAAATAATAATTCCTATCTTTAATTTCCCACGTGGGTTTTGGTTTTACTTTTGTAGCAATCTTTGTGGCTACTTCCTCAACATTAATTTCTTTTTTTACCTCTAAGTCAATGTGCTTTTCAGTAGTTTCTTTTTCTTTTTTTACCATGATATAATATAATTTAATAATTTCTAATTAGGTAAATATTACCCCCGCAAATACAGCAGGGGTAAATATTACCATTTTGTTTGCTACTATGCTGTAAACAATACAAAGTTGTTAGCAGCTTGTACGCATAAACATCTTTCAGACAAGAAGTGAATCTCCATTGCATCAAGATCAGAAGTGTAAGCACCTCCAACAGATCCAGTTGTCCAAGATTTCATACGACGGTCATCTGCTTGAGAAGCACGGTAACGAACGTGTAAGAAAGGACGACGAATATTTGTTCCTAATTGCTCATCGTAAACGGTAGATGTTCCAGCTGGAATCAATACGCCATCAATAGCATTGCTAGCAACAGCTCCACGAGTAGAGGCATCATTCAAATATTTCCAGTCAGTTTTGTAGAAATCATAAGATCCACGACGGAAGCCAGTAAATCCTAAGTTCAAAGACATTTGCTCTGAGTTTTCAAATAAACCATAAGCAACTCCGCCAGCAGATCCAGAAGACAATGCAGCAAGCATATCATCGAAATCTAATGAGGTTTGACGGTTTAAGAACAGCATGTTCTCTTCAATCGCTCCTTGAGTATCTAAGTTTTTCAACACCGCATCGAAGTTAGTGATACCAGCTGCGGCAGAGAATCCTGTTACTTGGTTACCGCGAGCTTTAATAGCAGCAAATAAACCTTGAGTTCCTTTTAATGCCGTGCCATTAGGAGGTGTAAATCCAATAGCGGCAGAAGCAGCAGCGGCTAATTCACCTTCAACAACAGACATTTCTAAGTAGTCTTCAAAACGCAAACGAGTTTCAGAAGCAGCTTTCAAATACCATAAGTATCCAGTAGCGCCATCTTCTGTTGCAACATCTACCCATCCAATTTGAGCCGTATCCGAACCATTTACGGTGTATTTCGAACGGATGATAATTGGCGAATTTGAATACTGAGTGAATGAAGGCGCAACTGAAACGTAGTTAGAGTTAATTGCTGATCCTTTTGAATATTCAGAACCGTATACAAAGATTTTGAATCCGCTTAAAGAAACAGCAAATCCAGCAGCAGACAAAGAAGCGGCTGTGTATGGAAGCAATGTAAGCAAAGCTGTACCAGTTCCAGGCGCTGTACTAGCAGAAACATAACATTTTGCTTCAGCTCCAGTAGCAGGGTTCATAATAACTACAGTAGAGCCAACGCTGATAACGTTAACAATAGTAGCAGACTCAGTAAACGACACTTGGTTTGCAGTAGCTGTGGTAGAAACATTATTGTAAGCAATGTGCAAACGATTTTGTTCTGACCAAATAACCTGATCTGAAGTCATCGGCATTTCAGCGCCAACCATACGTAAGAATCCAGAAAGCGTTCTGTTTCCATAACGCTCTACTTCATTTTCGTAGATTTCAGGTAAATACTGTTTAGCAAATGTGCCTCCTCCAGACGCACTGTCAAAGGTTAAATAATTTGTAGCAAGCGCTTGTTGCACTTGTGATGGTACGATACTTCCGAACGCACCGCTTGGTGATGTAAAAGCCATAATTTTGGTTTTTTAGTTTAAAATTGTTTTTGAATTTTCAGTTTTGTAGAGTCAATACCGTTAATTGCGCGTACTTTTAAACCATTAATAAAAACTTCTCCGGTGCTAGTTTTGCGACCTTCAGGGTTTATATTATTAGATTTTGCAACAACCTCTTTAATTGCATCGGCCTTGCCTTGCTCATAAAAATGTTTTGCAATAGTGTCTACGTTTTCGGCTGCGTACATAGCTTTGTGGTACCCTTTCAAGTCTACAACTTCACCAGAATCATTCAAGAACTTCTTGACTAGATTAGTTATGTTTGATTGTTTATCCATTACGCTCTCGCTGTTTTGCAGGTTATACTTAAATGTTTTTTCACCCAAATTGAAATCAAAACCTTTGAATTCTTGTGTAAAAAAGTTTTTTGTATCACTTACAAACTTAGAGTGTTTTTGCTCTGCAAGCTTTTGCTCTTCATTATATCGGTTAAAAAAGTCATATGCTTTTTTTTGATCTGCATTTAATGATGGCCTTAACTTAATTTCATCATAATATTTTGCTTTAAGATCATCCAAAAACGTTCTGGCTTTTGCAACTTCTTCTTTAAATGCGAGTTTTTTCTTTCTGATGTCTCGATCATCATCTTCGTCTTCGTCGTAGCTAAACCTATCCTCCATTAAGAAATCAATTTCTTCGTCGTCTAAATGCGGCCTTGACTTTTTATAATATTCTTTTAACAGAGTTCCTGTGTTTACATTTGAGTAATCTGTATTAAGTCTAATATAGTCTTCAACTGTTCCGCCTGTCTCCTCCATAAATGAAACAAGCTTCTCAATATTCTCAGGTAAATCCCTACCTGTTTTTTCAGCAAACGCAATAGCTTCTCGCGCTTCCTCTTTTAATTCGGTTGCTTGTTCTTCAACAACCTCGTTAATTACTACTATTTCTTTTTCATTCTCTGAGGCAGACTCTTTGTATTCTTCGTTTCCTTGGACCACTTCTTGCAATCCCACTTCGGACTGTTCTGTGCGTAACACGCCTTCATCTGTTGTTTGCTCTTGAACGGCATCTTTTTCTTTTTTATTGGTTAAATCCACTTTTATAATGGCATCTTGCTCCATCATTTTTTTCATACGGGGTTTTGATTTTATTTTAAAATCCCCTTCTTGGTTTACTAATTCTGACATAATATGATAATATATAATTGGTTAATTTTTACATTTGATCTAGAGTGCCTAAGCCAAACCCGCTACTCACATTATCAAACTCTGATTCAAAGTTTTTAGGCATTGTATCATTTTTCCTTTGATCGATTAACTCGCTTTGCTGAGTAGCTTGCATTTTAACTCGCTTATCTTTACGGTCTTCTATATCGTTTATTTTTTTCTGTTGTGCACCTAATTGGGCTTGAGCTAATTGCATATTGTACTGAAACTCTTGAGCCATTAATTGTTGCTTTATTTGAAGTTCTTGCTGTAATTTTTGTATTTCAAATTGCGCTTTTGCTTGTTGTATTTGTATTTCTGTTTGAGCTAAAGCTTGTTGTTTTTGAACTTCGGACATTGCGGTCTGCTCTGCTAATTGTGCGTTTGCTTGTGCTTGTGCTTGTATATTTGCTTGTTGATTTGCTTGATCTCTTTCTAATTTTTTCTTTCTTTTGTATTTTAAAGATTGATTAGCGAGTTTAAGGTTTCTTATTTGTCTTAAATCAATCGCGTCTTCAAGATCAATACCACCAGATTGTAATGCAATTTGTATATTTTGTTCTAACTGCGCCTTCTCTTCTTCATCAGGCTCTAACTCTAAGAATATACCAAAGTCATGCAAATTAAGATTCATTAATTCTTCCAATGTTTTAACATTAAAAGTAGATATACTTTCTTTCAATGCTTGCGCGGTAAGAGGGAACCTTAAAGAATCCGCTACTCTTAAAGATATATTCTCACAAAGTCTTAATGTTAAATACAAACTAGCTTGCAATATATGTCTGGTCGCAGTGTTTGAGTTTGCCGCTGCTAATTTTTGCAAACCAACTAATGCTTTCGGATCAGGTGTACTTGCGTCTCTAGCTTCATTTAATCCGGTTACATCTCGTATCATTTGTAGATAATACTGGTATGTAGATATTAATGACTGTATTTTTGCATTACCATTCGATGTTTGCAATTCCTGTATTGGCACTCTAGCTGGGTTGCCGGTACCGTCTTGCGTTTGTGATCTACCAACAATACTACCGGTTTGGAAATACATATTTAACGCTTCGGCTGGATTGTATTTTGTGCCATTACCAAGATCGACTTCCATTAATCCATCAACATCCATAAATACTCCATCTGGGACCATTCTTGATAATACCTGTTGAAGTTTTAAATGTGTTAATTGAATAATGTCAGCAAATCCAGTTATTCTACTAACAATAGACTCTATGCGTCCTTTATACATTCTTGGAGCACAGATAGCGTAATTCATCTCTACCTTTGTGGTATCTGCTACAGGACGGGTCATATTTTCACACATTTCCCATTTCAGCATTTTATTGTGTCCAAGTATTTTTGCACCAGAATACAATACCTCTATACTTCTTGATACTCTATTAAAGTTATCACTTGGAGGAGGATTGAATGTGTCGGGTTTTTCCAACGCTTTTTCTAATCCAAATTCCGTTTGTTTAATCTTAAATACCTGATCAGTATATGTTTTATACTCAAAATATAAAACCTTAATGGCGGCAGGATCATAGTTCTGCCCATAATAATTTCTAGTATAAGTATTATCACCGGGGTATTTTTGTATTTCCTCTAAGTCTTCGTTTGTAAGTTCTGGGAATTCTTTTTTAAGTTCTTCTAATTGTATTGCTTTTACTTCCCCGGCATAATAAATGTCTTCAAAGTTTGGATCTTCGGTATACGAATATACCAAATTAGCTGGATCAACATAATCCAGCACAATACCGTTAGCTTTATTCCAGCTTGTTTTAGCAGCAGCAATACCTAATACAGTTAAATCATAGTTTAATCTTCTATTGATTAATTCGTATTTATTTTTATCAAGTATGTAATTAATAACTTCTTCTTCTGCTATCTCTACTCCTTGTTTATATGATAACTGTAAGTGTATTTCAAGTTCTTCTTTGTCCTCTGGTAATTTTGCTGGATCTTGTGAAAAACCATTTACGCCAAGTTTTTCTTGCATCTTCATCAAAAATTGCTTTGCAGCCATATCTTCCATGATTGCTCTTGCGTATTCTGTTTTTTGTTTTATAGACTCAGGGTCTTGCGCGCACGCTTTTATTTCATAGTTTTTGCTGGAGATACCATTCACTAATATATCAACAAATTTTGGTATCACAGGCACAGGCTTCCAATCAATGTTCAAATAGGATAAATCCCCATTTACAGATAATTCATCTTTATATTTTTGCACCGATTGCTCACCTCTAGCGTACAACTTTAGTGTATGAAATCTTTGCCAATTTGCGCTCCATCTATCACTACCGCCGACTGCAGCAGCTCCTCCTCTAAACCATTCATTCTCAATAGCTCTACCAACCGCGGTGCCATACTCGTAACTTTGTTTAACCTCGTCAGGTACTACCTGATTTGGGAAAGAACTATTAGTATTAGTATAAATCATTTATTGTATTATTTGTGAATTATATCCTTTATTGTCGTATTTTTTAAATCCAAGAGAAATTGATGGCCTTTCTACTTTTGCTATTGGTGTATACATGTGTCTATTGCAAGCCATTATTGCTAATCCTGAACTAATAGAGGCATCATGATTTGTTCTATTATTTATATTAAATTTAGCCCAATCCTCCAGAGTTCTTTGGAAATACATTGTTCCGTATTCGCCTTCTTGTTTTAATCCAATGTGCTGCTCTATATGCGTCTCAATAGCTGATGCATGCGCTTGCATTACATCTGTTGAAGAGTTAGGAATTCCGCCAACTTCTTTTTCGAATGGCGAAAGTTTATTTAATATTTTGTCAGGTCTATTCATGGAGTAACCACGGTACCCTCTTCTTTTTAAATAATATAATAGCCTTGGCTTATTATTTTCTGCAAGCATTGGCATGCCGTAAAACACTAGTGCCATTAACACCTCTTCAAAAAATATCTCCGATGTTTGCGGTCTAGCTATATATTCTAAGAAAAAATGATTTGGCGGTATGTCTTCCATTGAAAACTTAGTCAATCCATGCAGCGATCCATTTGAACCTCTCGCGTTAACTGTTCCAGATATATCATAACTATCACAACCAAATGCGCCACAGTGCTCATTACCTGGATATTTATATCCATCTCTTATAATCATACGGTTTTGCAAATGTATAGGCGGTACCCAAGAAATTAAGAATCGCCCATCTTTATTAGGATAAAATTGTACTCTTGTATCTTGTATGCCATTTTCCCATTGGAAATTTCCACGCGTAACCATGCTAGTATTGCGCAGATCCTCATTATAATCTATTTGCTCGTATATTTTTGTAAGGTTAAACAAAGATTGCTTTGTTTCATCCCTAAATGCGTGTTGCTCTGTTCTTGGAAACTGACGGTAATATTCATTTAATCCGTCTGAGTCTTGCTTTAATCCATCAACCTCATTTTGCCAATGCTCAATAACGCCATACTCAATCCAATTACCATCAACACCTTTTACCGGTTTTTCTGGAGTATCGAATACAGGTACCCCATAAGTATCAATGAATCCCTCGTAGGACCACTCCATAGGTATAAACAAACTATATAATCCTGAACTAGTCTGTCCATTGCGGTTTCTTTTTGTAACGTCTGAACCATAATAGAGTTTTTTAAAATTCTCTCCTCCTTTATCTAATGCATTAGATGTTGATCCCATCATACATTTACCAATAATTCTACTACCTAACCTTAATGTTGTTTTTGTTACACGCCAGTTATTTAGAATATTATCAGGACGTTCCCATTTACCACTTTCATCATGAACTAACAGCTTTAACTTTTCACCATCATAACTATTGTCTCCGGTATTTTTCCAGTCAATAGTCGTGTCAAGCCCTTCGAGCTCTGCTAACTGTTCGTTTGAATCTAGTTTTCTTCTTGTTAGTTTTGATGCAGGTATACGATAAGCCAATTCTGTTTTTGGCCTATCCATACCGTCTTGTATTGGTTTAAAGAAAAATGGGTAATTAACAGAGATTGGTACGACTTTGTCTGTAAACATTTTTTTAGCATCAGCTCCGGATTTTGATAATATACCAAAACGCGAATCGCTAGATATAGTTGCTTGGTTTACAAGCTCTGCTGATGACATAAAAGAAAATCCAGAACGTCTATTTTTTAAATAGCACATTCCATAACATCTTGGATCAGCCTTGCAAGCTTCCCAAAATATAAAAAATAATCTATTTGATTCCCTGAAGTCAGGTGCACCTACGTCGATTTTGCTCCATTGTAAGTACATGTAGTGAGTCCCGGTTATGTAGGTTGGTTTGCCGTTATTGTAAAAAGCAAATCCTTCATCTCTGTATTTAAACTCGTTATCTATATAATCATACCATCGCTCTTTGAAATGCTCTGGTTGTTTAGTCCAATCAAATACACTTTTTATTTTATCTATTTCTTTAGGGCAAACAAATTGTTGCCAATGCTGCTCTTCCTTTTTATCAGATCTTGAGTATACGTCTTCTATTAATGGCAAAGCTATCTTTAAATTTTGTATTTCATATACTTCACCAATCTTTCCGGTTTTGCTTATAACAACCATATCATGGTCTTTGTTATAACCGTATTCCCATTTCTGTAACCTGTTATTCTTTTTTAATGTGCCGGGGGTTATATAATTCTCAATAACCTTAACTAATGATTGCTCGTACATTATTTAGACCTCCCTTCTGCAAATCCTTTAAATACTTTTTGCGTATCATTCTTTGCTGATTCTTCATCCATTATCATCTTCTCTTCCATTTCAATCCTAGAAAGAATTTCAAAAGCATCAAATATAGCCAACTTCTTAGTTGCCGCAGCATTTTTTAATCTGTCCGCAGATATATCATCCCCGCTGTCTATAATTGCTTCTTGAGCAACCTTTACAAGTTCCTCAACCGCTCTTCGCCCAGCTTGGATTATACTCAGCTTCGTCTCCTTTGTATTCATATTTAATTACAATATCATTTGATTTCATACAATATAA